ATTGGCCAGGCAGTAAAGCTCGGTGTCTTAAGTTTTGATGACCTGTATGCGATGGCCCTTAGTAGCAAGGATGTGATAGCAGATGCAAAGCAGGCTGGTGGTAAGGAAGCCTTAGAGACAGTACGCCGTAAACAGCAAGCGCGAAGTGTTCAGGGCCAGGCAACAACCTCTGCTCTAAGTGATTCAATCACTAAAGATAATGTTGATGCATGGTATGCAGGCTTATCGTCTGCGGAACGTGCAAAGCCTGAAAACCAGGCAATTGTGTCGCGATTGCTGTCTGAATAATATTAAGATTTTCAGACACCTTTGCTGGGCGGGTAGTCAAGAGAGGATTACCCCATTATGGCTGGTTCAACCACCACAACCCACAGCGACTATCGTCCCATAGTTTGGGCTGCCGATACGCTAGATTACCTTAAAAAGAACCTTGTTGTTGCCGACGTCGTAGATCGCTATGACGACCAGGTTAAAGAGTACGGTCAATCTGTAAAGATTGCTCCATTCTCAACGTCTGGAGCTGCCCGTGACTTAGCCCAAGGTACTGATGTCACCTTTGACAGCGCTACCGAAACGGCCGTCACCCTGGCAATCAACAAATGGAAGTACAAGGCCCACCAAATCTTTAACATGCTGAACGTGCAGAGTAAATACAATCTGCGCCAGAAGTACACCAAAGACGCCGCCTATGTTCTAAAAGACGCCATTGACATCGACTGTGTAGCTGCACTAGCTGCTGCAGTTGCAGCCGGTGGTGCTGGTTTCAGCATTGCCGCCGCCGCTACTGGCCTAACTGATAGTAAAATTCGTCAGGCCCGGCAGATTCTTGGTGAACAGAACGTTACTGAGTGGAATGAAGTCTTTCTACTGGTCAACCCTGATGGCTTGAATGACATCTTTGCAGAGACTCGCTACAGCAGCTCTGACTTTGTCATGCAGGACAACGGCAAGCCTGTCGTATCTGGCCAGCCTGCTGCGCCTTACGGCGTTCAGGTACGTGTCAGCAACAACTGTCCTGCCGGTAAAGCCTACATGTTCCACAAGGAAACTGTAGCTCTAGCCCTGCAACAGGACGTTAAGGTTACTGGCTGGGACAACGTACGCTCCGGTGCTTTCGAGCAGCGTAGTGACGTCATCTACGGTGTAACCAACCAACGCAACAACACCTGCGTTGAAATCAACTTTGTCTAGAAGTTGACGGCATAAGGGGCTGGCCGTAACAGCCCCACTAAGTTAAAGGATTACTATGCCAAGAAGTAAACAACCTGCTGCGGCGACAGAAGCCAAAGTAGAAGTAAAAGAGACGACTGTTCCTGCTGCGGCGACAGAAGCCAAAGTAGAAGTGTTGTCTCTTGGTGAGAAACTACGTCGAGATATGCTCGACAATGATAGCGACTTAAGAAATCAAACAAATAAAGAAAACACTCGTGACTTCCAGTTACTGAGTAATACTCCGGCATCTATAATCTCAGCAATGACAGGTTTTAGCCTGCAAGAGCTAGATGCCAGAGCCAAAGAGTTGGATACCACTCTGAAAAGCGGAGCAGCAGGCGACTGGAGCAATAAACCAAGCGTCTAAACCTCTAGAAAAAGAGTAATATAGCCTCCCCTGGGGGCTATATTTTTATACTCCAAACTGGTATACTTAGGTTTAAGGGTAGATGCCATGAAAGCATGGCTAATACAGACAAAAGAATTGATGAACTCAGCAATTTATCCAGCCTAACTGGCGATGAGTTAGTTCTTCTACAGAATCCTACCACTCTTGAATATGGCAAGACAACTCTTGCAAACGTCTCGGCAAAATCTCCAGTCACTTCTGTTGCTGGTAGGACTGGTGCAGTCAGCCTAACTAAAGATGATGTCGGTCTCAGTAATGTAGAGAATACAGCCGATGTAAACAAGCCTATATCATCGGCCACCCAAGCCGCTTTAAATTCTAAAGAGCCAATAATAAATTCTGGGGATACTAGCCAGTATTTCAGAGGTGATAAAACCTGGCAGACATTAGATAAATCTGCTGTTGGCCTGGGCAATGCTGACAACACCTCAGACCTCAACAAACCAATTAGCACAGCCACACAAGCTGCACTTGACACAAAAGCCACCACCACAGCACTAGACGCTCACGCAAACAGCACATCAAACCCCCACAGTGTCACGAAGGCTCAAGTAGGGCTTGGCAACGCTGAGAATACATCTGACGCAGATAAGCCAGTAAGTACGGCACAGCAGACCGCACTCAACGCAAAAGCAAACGCATCAGATACTGTAAACCTCACTGGCAACCAGACGGTAGCAGGTGTAAAGACGTTCTCAAGCTCTCCGATAGTGCCAACAGCTACGACAACCACACAAGCCGTAAATAAAGCTCAGATGGACACAGCAGACGCAGCTCACGTTGCTGCCGCAGACCCACACCCTCAATACATGAACAGTGATAGAGGTGATGCAAGATACGCTGGTCAACCTTACGCAGTAATGGCAAAGAGCCGATTTGCCTCACTCCCAAGCTCGTATGGTACGCTAGGACGTATCTTTAGCAACGATGGCTATAAAAACGACCTACAAGTATACGGACTCTCTACTCAAGCTGGTACGCCTACTCCTGATGTACCAGTACCTATTGTGAGTACGACAGGGAATGTGACGGTTAATAGCCGAAATAAAAACCTTTTCAATGCAAATCTGCAAACTGGTAACTTCCGAAACGTCGTCGTCAGTTCAATTGATAACTCAATAACGCTCAAATCAACAGTTAATGATGCTTCCTTTACAACTTATCGAATAGACGGCATACAGCCGAATACAACATATACTCTTTCCAGAGACATTTCAGTAACGGGCGGAACAGGAGCTGCGTCTGACGGAGTAGCGTATATCAATTTGAATAATGTTTATTTGACGAATATATTCAAAAATCAACAATCAATAACGTTCACGACAAATAGCACTACTACCTACCTAGGGATTCAGTTCTACACTTATGACGCTCCAAGGGGTTCTTACGTAGAGATGACCGTAGCTATGACAAATATTCAGCTAGAGGTTGGGAGCACTAAAACGGTTGCCGAGAAAAACACCACCACCACCCAAACCCTCCCCCTCGCCACTACTCAACTACGCTCACTCCCTAACGGTGTATCAGACCGTATCTATAAAGACGGTAGCACTTGGAAGTTAGAGCAGAATGTAGGCGAATACACAATCACATCTGGAATGGTAGGAAACTATAATGCTGCTGGTGGACGTTCAACCTTTCCTAGCGTTCTAATATATAAGTCTGATATCGGTATGGCGCACCTATGGAACGGTAATACTATCCTCTCCAATAAATACCAAGTAACTAATACTATGAACATCGACAAAACGGTGAATACAAACGGCTCTATACAGTATGTTTGGTTTAATGACAGCTCCTACACCGACTTAACTTCTGCTCAAGCAATACTCAATGGCTCAACTGTTATTGTCCAACTAGCAACTCCAACAACCACCACAATCACCGACCCAACCCTCATCACAGCCCTAGAAAATATCCGCACCTACCAAGGCATTACTAACATCACAGCTAGTACGCCAGTGAGTGGCTCGTATGGGCTAGACCTAACAAATACTCTCGCTGGCAAGGTAGACACCACAGGCAATCAAACCATCGCAGGGGTTAAGACGTTCTCAAGCGCACCTATCGCACCATCTGGCACTTCGATTGGTGGGGCGTTGCATCTGACTGGCACTGGCTTCCCTAACGGTGTAGTAACAGCCCCTACAGGCTCTATCTACATAGACACTAACGTAACCAACGGTGCTTCTAGCTGGATTAAGAAGTCTGGCACAGGGAATACTGGGTGGAAAATACTCGAAGGCGACACTGGCCAACGTGACATCACGGCGTCCGTGATAAATGGTTGGACTGCTAGTAAAGTATTCGTGAGGCGAGTCAACAACAATGTCTATTTGCAGGTAGAGGGTCTGAACGCCGCCGCCATGACAAACATAATATTCGCTACCCTGTCTGCTGGGCTCAGGGGATACTCGAACGCCTATGTATCAAGGATGATGCTTCATAGTGCCACAGGACCCGTCGCAGCATGGAGAGTAAACATTGATGCTAGCGGTGGTGTATATGTTGGAAACTCTACGACGGCAACGCCGGTGTTATACGGACTCGCACCGTTCCCTACATTAGACGATTGGCCATCTTCATTGCCAGGAACAGCAGCATAACTAAAGGAGGAAACCAATGGACTACAAAACACTCACCAACGAACAACTACAAACCGAACGCCAAAACATAATGGACGAGATTGCTCGCCGTAATGACCTTGCGGATATACCAAAGCAAGCCGAGGAGATGGCACTACGGTTCGAGGCACTAGGTGGCAATAAATCAGACCTTGCACAAATCGTGAATGATGCGACAGCGGAACAGACGGCGCCTGTAGAAGATGCGACAAAAGGGGAAATTGAGAAAGCGTAGCAATGAGCGTAAACTACACCCCAGCTACTACTGAAACTACCAGCGGGTGGGTGGGTGTCACAGAGAACCGTCAATCCAGCTTTTTAATAGATAAGTTTGGGGGCTTCATTGTAGATAAGTTTGGCGGAAGAATCGTTTTGAGCGGTATAATGTCTACTTCCAGTAATGAAACTTCTGCTGTCTGGAACCCTGCAACTAGTGTATAATATAAGCTAACAAGGGTAGATGTATTGGCGTAAATGGCCTATACATTATTAGATCTTCAGACTTCACTACAGGACGATTTAAAAGACTCTAGTTTTAGCCAGAGCAGATTAACACGTTATCTTAATGCCGCACAGCGAGCAATATTCCATACTCACGCTTTTAAATTCTGTGAGAAAGCAGTATCTGGTGCGCTTACAGTGGGCCAATATGCTTATGACCAACAGGCTGACCACGAAGTAACGATTGGGGGTGTGGTATATAACCCTGTCAATAAATCAGAGCAGTTTATTCTAGACGAAAGTAACTATGTCCCCCACCGGCAGTTTTTTGAGCAAAATGTAGACCCAGCAATTAACACTCCTGGCCTGCCGACTCAGTGGACTGAGTTTGGTAATCAGATTTACTTTGACCGTCCTGCGGATAAGGCATACCAGTTTAGGCAAAGATACTACAAAACCCCGGCTGCACTTTCTACGAGCATAGACATACCGACTGTACCAGAATCATTCCGTGAACTCCTAGAAAACTACGCACTATATAAGGCAGAGAAGTACCGTGAGAACCATGATATTGCCGCCACCTACCGGCAAGAATATGAGGAGGGACTAGAGAACATGGCGCTCCTTTATTCTCCAGTGCATCAAATGGGCGGGGGGATTATCCCAACCGTACGGGTAAGGACTGATGTATAGGTCAAGGCTCCGGCGACCAGTTAGGATACCTAGTATTTCTACGTCAAAATCCCAGACTCGTGAATACGGTTTTACTGGAGGGCTTGATACTAACAGCTCAAACGATGAAGTATCCCAAGAATTTTGGCGGTATATTACAGATGCCCGCGAAGTAGAGGTTGGGAAATGGTTTACGCGCAAAGGGGCCGACTCCTTTAGCGCACCTGTCGGAGAGGCGGTCACGGCGGAGCAAGCAAGCACAACGGGGCCTGGAGTATTCGACTTTAGCACTACGACATGGTGGGCCAAAAAAGTTATTCCGTCCTCGACGAGCAGAGTAACGGCGATTTCTGCTAACCTAGCTAGGCCATCTAATGCAACAGGGTCAGTTGTTCTAGCGCTATATAGCGATGGGGGAGGGGTCCCAGGCGTTGAGCTATTTAGGACTGTCATTGCTCAAGAAGATATATCATCTACGGCTGCCTACGTGAAATCTTTATCTATTACATGCCCAGATGTAATTGCCGGTACAACATACTGGATAGTTGGGTCAGTACAAAGGTCTGGTAAGAACAGCTATCAAATCTCTACGACTACGGCGGCATCAACTGGCAAGACGTCCATAGATGGAGGCACAACCTGGCAGGACGCCAGTCTAGACTTCAACGTAAAACTTCACTCATCAACCGCGGGTGGGGTTAAGGGCCACATACGCCTTACCCGGCCCGATGGTACAAATAAGACCTTTTTTGCACACCAAACAAATGTTTATGAAGTGAATGAGTCAACCGGCGCTATAACAATTGTTGACAGTGGCCTAAATGGCTCTAGCACTCTAGTAGACTTCTGGTACCTTAACGATACCCTTTACTACACTACAGGGTATCAAAAACTCCGTAAGTATAATTTTGTAGCAGCATCAGAGGTTACTACTTCGCCAGAAAACGCTGCTGGACTAATTGAGCATAAGGGGCTGCTGTTTTGTCACTCGGCAGTAGACCCTAATAAAACCTTCTATTCAAATTTTGGGCTTTACGACACCTTTACTAGCACAGATTTCTACTACTCAGGCGCACCTCGTAGCTCTGACCCCCTAAAGGCGTTTGCTAAACTCAACGGGATTCTCTATGAAATTACACGTAATAATAAGTACGCTCTTTATGGCTCAGAAAACTCAACATTTAGGCTTGAGAACGCAATTGGGCAAAAGGGTACATTCAGCCAGCGCTCTGTTGCCTACAATGAAGACCGGATTTACTTTGCTTCTGATGACGGCATTTATGTCTTTAATGGGGCAGAAGACATAAATATATGTTCGCGTTATGTTCAGAATATATGGGATTCCATTACACTCAAAGAAAACACCGTGTTGGAGCTATACAATAACAGGCTTTATATCTTTTATACGCCTGCTGGTGAACTATATAACTCCAGGTGCTTAGTGAGGCACCTAGGAAACGATGTCTGGGAAAGTATAGATACAAAAACCTTTGTTGGTACGTCCTACACCCGTTTTGACCAGCAAGACATTATGACAATCGGCTCAAACCGTGTAGGCATGCTTATGATCCAAGAGAAGCCAAGCAATACCTATACGAACATGGGCGAGCCGTTGGACTGGGAATTGCGGACACACTACAACGTATACGATACACCCGCACAACTCAAGCGCGCCCCTTACTTTCGTCCCCACTTTGATACTGTAAAGGGTGATTACAATGTCTCAATCGGCTACGCAACAGACTTTAGTGAGTCGCCCACGTTTATGGAGCTTAGCCTTGCTATCCCTAGTTGGCGCTATGATTCTGGGGCACGGTGGGATAGTAACCTCATTTGGGGAGCGGCCGCACAAGTAGCTCCATTAGATACAAGTATGAATGTGCCCGGTGAATGGAAACGACTACAAATTAGATATAAGCACTCAGCGGCACATGAGCCAGTTAGTTTTGATGGCCACGTATTAAAACTTCAAACGCAGAGAATTAAATAATGCCAAATAGATTTACTCCAATACAGCCAGGCGTTGACCCCAGCCAACAGATGGCAATAATCAATAAGAACTTTGCTGAGCTTGATAATGAAACTGTTAAAAAACTATATGATGATTCAACGGGTACCCACAGGATTTTTATAGACGCCTCCGTCCCGGTAATAAAAATATCCAAAGCTGGCGTAGACGTAACAACGGCCACTGATGACCAACTTACATTTAATAGCCAACAAAATATATTTAAGATTGTAAAAAAGATTACTGGTACGATACCGCAATTTAATACTACCTATAGCGGGAGCGTAACTAGTGGCGGCACTCTTCTAACAATACCCCACGGGTTATCCTATACACCAATTGCTAATGTCTTTATTAAAGCAGACATGGTAAATATAAATACTGCGGCAGTGATCGCATCATCATATGTACCACTACCAATCTTCCCTGCACACCCACAGTCGCTTAACACCTATGTATTTCCCGCTACGGATGGGTCAGACTATGCAGGGTTTTCTGTTATTTTCGGCGTAGACGCGACGAATATTTATATCCAGGTCCAAAGGGTAATTACCGGGAACTCACCAGCAACAATCCTTCCGATACCTGTTTCAGTGTTTCTACTGCAAGAGTCAGCAGCTTAGCTAGTTGGTCATATTAATTCTTAGGCCATTAGGCAATAATGGTATCGCAAAATAAAATTACACCTGCTATAATGTACTTAACTAGGGTAGTCGTTATGCGCCGCAGATGGCACAAGCGATTGATGAAATTCTAAAAGAACTTGACGCGGGTTATAATCCATCACGCGACCTAATAAACAAACGTTTAGCTGCGGTGCCCGGTGAGGCTGAGGCTCAAATTGCGGGGCTAGACGCAAAGAAGACGGCTGCTTTTGATTCTATTACTGCTGGTGCGCGTAACCGTGGTATGGGCTTTTCAGGTATTCCATTAGAGGAACAGGCTAAATACAGCGCTACAGATTACTTGCCCGCGGTGGCTGGCGTCCGTAAGTCACAAAACGAAGTTACAAATAGCCTTACTGATGCGTTAAATAATATAAACCTAGACCAACGTAAGACTGCTTACCAGATTAGAGACAATCAGGTGGCTCAGGATATTGCCAGAGAACAACAGGCCGCTCAAGAACGCGCTGCGCGTGCCGCAGCCGCAGCTAGTTCTAGCTGGATGTCAGGTCTGATGGGTGGCGGAGCTGACCAGGGCGTGAGCAGCCAGGCGCCCGTGCAGGCTGACCCATATGCGAAAGTTGACCGGAATGGCGCGGCAAATGCTATCCGTGCGCTCCTAAATAGTGGCAATGTGGCGACAATTAGTGCGACGGTAAAAGCCATTACCGATAGCGCAAACCGGGGTAATCTTTATGACAAATATAAACTTGAGCTTCTAAAAGCTGCGCAGACTCCAAGTAATAACTCCGCGTTTAATCCAAAGTATGCAAACCTATTAAAGCAAGCGGCTTCTTATAAGCCCGCGGCCGCCCAGGCCCAAACCCAAATAAAGCTCCCGATGTATAGCACGTCTGGGTTCCCAGTGAGGATGAAATAATGGCCTTATCACAAAATGAAATTGATAGTTTCCACTCATTCTTAGCCGCTGGGCAGCCACAGGCGACTCCTAAGAAAAAAGGTAATTTGCTAACAAAGATGCTCCCCTCAGTCGCTGGCACGGCCGGCGGCGTCGGTGGTGCTGCCATTGGTACTGCGTTGTTACCGGGCATAGGCACATTAGCAGGTGCTTTAATCGGCGGTGCATTAGGCGGTGGCGCCGGTAAGATTGGCGAAAATAAAATTGAGGGAAATAAAAATGCCTGGGATGGCGTAGGTAAAGAAGCCGCCATAAACGGCGTGATGTCCGCTGGCCCGCTCCGGTTGCTTAAAGGTGCCACTACTGGCGTAAAGTCACTCCGAGCTGGCACAGGTCTCGCAGAAGCCTTAAACGCTACCGGGCAAGCAGCTAAAGACTTCTCAGTATTAGGCCGGGCAGGGCAAGCTGTAAGCAATACAGCGGATAACATGGTAACTAAAAACTTCCGACTAACTCCAACACAATTAACAAACTACAAGGCAAAGTTTGGTGAAGATGCTGCGGCTACAATAAAGAATCATGGCCTAGTCTCACAAGCGCCTGATGTTATGCGTCAGAATGTAATAAAGCCCCTGCAAGACCAGTTTACTAAGGTGGCGGATAGTATACCCGCAGTATCTAAGACAAGCCTAGATGCATCATTTAAAAAACTTTATACCCCACTTATAAATAGCCCAGTGCAGGATAGTCAGGTATTTGGGAAGAGCCTTAAAGACCAAGCCGATACGCTGCTTGCGAAGTACGGTGACACCATCCCCGCTAAAGAGCTAAATAAAGTACGTCAGCAGTTCGATAGCCTTGTAAACTACACTGAAAAAGCCGCAAACCCCGCTAGGTATGGTGTAAACAAGCGCAGCGCAAACGCTATCCGTGAGACACTACAGCAAGCTGCTGATAGCGCAGGAGTCAAAGCCTCTAATGGCATGACATTTAAGGAGGTTGGCACAGAACTCAGTAAGCTACATCAGCTTGTGGGGAATATTGAACGGCAGGCTAACCTGGGTAAGGGAAGCCTGCCTATCGGGATAATCTCTGCAATAAGCGGCGTCGGCGGTGCGGGCGTAGGCGGTATAGGCGGCGGGGCAGCGTCAATGCTTGCTACTAATGCCGTCAACAGTGCTACAGGCAGGAAACTAGCTGCAAATGGTGCTGAAAAGCTGGCAGAAAATCTAGCTGGCCGCGCAGCAAAAAACACCGCATCTGCATACGGTCTAAAAGGAATTGCAAAAAGAAATCTTGGTGCTGGGTTAGCAGGGGCGCTTACTTCTCAGTCTTTAGAGAATAGCACAATGAGCCCAAGTACGAGCCCAAATATAACACCTGCAATTATGCCTGACATGTCGCAACAATACACCCAAGACCAACAAATGTCAATAGACCAAGCCCCATCTAGTCCGTTTGATCCAGCAAATATAGAGGCAAATGTAGCCAAAATGATGCGTTCTGGCGCTGGTGTAAAGGACATCAATGCTTACCTGGACATGGCAACTACTATCAACAGTATGAAAGCTGCCGCAGCTAAGGCCAGCAAGTCAGACAGCGGCATGAATACTACACAACTCCAGCAAGCAAACAATGCTATGTCTGGCCTGCAATCACTTGAGCGTATTAAATCTACGCTTTCCAAAAACCCTAACGCCGCTAAGATGGCAGCACTGCCTGGCGGTAGTTTAACTGCCTCTTTGACTGGTACTGGTGATTACAAGGCCGCCCTAAACAACGCAGCTGACGTAATAGGACGCCTACGTTCTGGAGGCGCAATTAATGCAGATGAAGAAAAGCGGTTTATGGCTATGCTCCCACAATCTTTTGACAGTCAAGAGACCGTTAACTACAAACTTAACAGCATGGCCGAGTTGTTTAACCGGTTTGCCAACCCCAAGACGGCTAGCTTTGACAGTGCTGATTTAATTGCTGCGCTGGGCGGATAATTAACTGCACTGGTTAGCGGCCAGTGAGGCCTGGTAGTCAGACTCAATTTTTGCAATATTAGCAGTGTAGAGCGCATTTTCCTGGTCTTTGGCCGCCTGATAGCCACCAGAAAAGCCCATGCCACGCCCTAGCCAGTCTGCGTCTATTACTGACATCGCTCTCGTATGTCTGGCGATTTCATTTGCAATTGCTGCATCGCGGGTACTAACAATGGACGCTCTAAGATAATCTGGGCATGGCTGTATTGTCGGCTGCGTACTAGTTTGGGGCTGTGATGTTTGCGCTGATGGTTGCTGAGTAGGAGATGACTGATTTGGAGCGGGGGCAGTGACGGCTGGGCTTGAGGATTTATTGGTCGGAGTCTGCGCTGGAGTTACTGTAGAACTGCGGGTCCGCTCATCTACCTGCTTCATTGCGTCACTTATCGGGTCGTTAATTGTGACTTGTGGTTTCTGATTTTGTGATGTTGGCGCACTAGAATTATTGCTGATTAGGGCCCAAGTGCCGGCCATGGCAGTGAGGGCTACTGCTACTACTAGGATTAACTTATTCTTATTCCGCATAGACTTATGATAGCATGCGTGGTATCATAATAGTGCGCCGGGCAGAAAGATTTGGCTGGCGGCAACGACCACCGAAAAAAAGGCGTCGTGTAAATAAGGAAACTTATTTGCCCGGCGCTATTTTGTTTGACAGCTTAAACGCTGAATCAATCGGGGTCATCGTATAACGGTAAATACGCGTGCATGTCACGCATGAGATAGGGGTTCAATCCCCCTTGGCTCCACCAAAAAACAAGACCACAATTCTAGGGTCTTGTTTTGGTGCATGTCACGCTAAGGGTATTCTATCACTATATAAAATACGTGCAATCCCTATGAAAAATTGCTATAATAAACCTAACTAGGGTAGATGCAGCGATGCATCAATGGGACGAGTTACCCCTCAGCAGGTCAATTTTAACGATACCGCTGATTCTTCAGACATAAACATACCTATCAACCAGCTTGCCGCTGAAATAAACGGCAATCTTGATAGTTCCAACATTAAGGATAATTCCATAGGGGCGTCTAAGCTTGCGCCTGATGCTTTTAACTTTGCTGCCTCTACCGCAGGCGGCTGGACCCCCCTCGGCTACACCGCCACCTTCCTCCAAAACAACGGCAACAAAGAAACTGTCGTTAACTATGCCGGTGACGTAACAAACATACTTTCCCCAGGCATGAAAGTTGCCTACACCCGCTCAGTTGCTCCACCTACAAAATGTATGGCCTTTCAAGCTAGCTCTAGCCAGTATGCTACTAAGGCTAGTCCTACTGGAATTACGTTTACAGCCGCGTTTACTTGTGAGGCTTTGGTGTACTTAAACAGCTACGGTATTAGTGGTCAAGGCCAGCATATAATCAGCCGCCGAAACGGAAATGATGGGTTTAACCTTGAGATTCTGCCAAGTAGACAGGTTGCGGTTTATTACGGTGGTAGCGGTGCTAGTCGTTCTATAACCACGAACGAAACCCTGCCTCTTAGACAATGGGTGCACGTCTCAGTGGTTGTAACCAATGTATCAACAGGGGCGGCTACTATTTACATTAACGGTCGCTCAGTCAGCACTTTTTCGGCTGGAGCTGCTACGGTACTTACACAGGGTGGAAATATGACGCTCGGTCAATACAACAGCGGTGGATTCTTTGCTGACTGTTACTTGGGTGAAGCCCGCCTTTGGTCCACCGCCCGCACTCAAGCTGAAATCCTAGCCAACATGAACAACAACCTTACCGGCTCAGAGTCCGGCCTAGTTGGCCTCTGGCGCGGTGAAAATAACTTCAATGACCTCACAGCTAACGCAAACCACCTCACAGCCACCAACGGCGCTATAGCTACCCAGAATGCTAATCCATTCAACCTCATTGAATACGGCAAGGTTACTAAAGTAGGCGCGTTCTCCGGCGGCGTTACTCCTGTTACCGTCTTTACCGGTACAGACTGCAACATACCTAACATGGCTTTGACTAGCCCGATGTATTCAACCCAGGCAGCACCGTATGGGTTCCCGACCTCCAAAGATAAATGGTCAATTTGCATAACCAATCCTACCCAGATTGGTGTATCAAGCCCAACAGCCAATACTTGGTACAACGTACCATCATTCACAACCCAAGCCCCAACTGGGGCGTGGATACCTACAATATCTACAAATATCTATGCAGACCGAGGCTCAGCAGGGCCTATATCCACAAGGGTAACACTGTCTACTGCTTCAGCTACGGAAAGTGATGTCAACCTAACTGGTGGTTTTGGTGCGAACAGTCTTACTTCCATGGGTACTCAGGTAACTCGTTCTAGTAGCTTGACACTTACGAGCCCTTCAAACCTTTACGTCAATGTAAAAACATTGGACACATCAATTACACAGATACTTTTGCTTGGAAGTAATAGTTCAGTAGTGACCACAATTAACTTGGAGCTAGCCTACTAGGCGGCAACGCTATGCTATCTACCTCTTTTCCACTAAAAATAGCCGTCCTAGCGGCCCTAACAGCGTTTATTCTGGGCCTGCTTCTGGGCATATTTCTAGGCTCTTACAAGAACTCTAAACTAGTGGACCGCCTGAAACCAATTCAACTTATTGGCCTGTTTGTCCTAGTCCCGTACATGTTTCTTCTAAACACCCATGACGTAACAATGACCATTGGGATATTCTCGTTAATAACCGGTGAAAAAATTGGTGAAAAAGTTGGCAGTGTTCTTAGCCAGGCTGGGAAGAAGGGGAAATAACATGAAGCTCCGTGCCCAAAAGCTATCTCGCCATATAAACAAAAGCTATGCTGTCCGTAATCTAATCGGCATACCAGTGTCGTTTGTCCTCATGGTCCTGTTCTACCAGGCTGCTATGTTTGCTTACTACCAGTTTTCACCCCGCAGCAGCTTTGTAGATTACAAGTCAGAAATTGCCCACCAGTCAGGTAAGACAATTCTATTTGACGTAACACGCTATACCCGTAAAGGCGTGCGGCTAGACTTTATTGACTCCCTGCACTGTCTTAAAAATGACTCCTATACCTACATCACTGCCCAGACCGCTGAAGGCTTTGGCCGCAAGACCGGCGTCACTTCCTACCAGTGGCAATGGGAGGGCGCTACACCTGATTTCACTACCAAGTGCTACGTTCAGTCGCTTGTTACAGCTAACTTACCGTATGGCATAACAAAACAACAAGAGGTGACTACCCCGCCGTTCAAGTGGGTGGAGGAGGATTAAATGCGCCGACCAGTTAATGACCCTTACACAATTACTACAGAGTTTGGAACGCCAGATAGCTATGCAAAGTTTGGCTACCACTCAGGTGTTGACTATGCAGTACCTACCGGAACAGCCGTATTCGCTCCTGTCCGCGGGACTGTAGTTTTTGCAGACTTTCACCCAATTAGAGGCAACATGGTCTGTATCTATGACGGGACCAACTACCACCGGCTTATGCACAACTCTCAGCTATTAGTCAGTCAGGGTCAGCAGGTAGCAGAGGGTGTACAGGTATCCCTATCTGGCTCCACAGGCTTATCCACCGGCCCTCACGTCCACTGGGACATCAACAACGAGGGCGTCGAAGTCAACAGCTTCAGCCGCTTCATAGACCCTGCAAGCCTGCTGTTTGCGTCTCCATCACCATCTCCATCACAGTCTCTATCACTTGCGCCAAATCAACGTCTCTTAGAAAGTCTAGATGGTGTTAATCAGCGCGCTGAACCCACTACATCTAGCGCAATCATTAAAGAATGGCCGTATGACCAAGAGCCATTTACTTTTGATGGATTCAGGCATGGCCAGGACCCCTACGGAAACGGTAATGACATCTGGTTTCATGGAGCTATTTCTGGCGGCTGGTTCTACTCTGGCTGCTTTCAGAACAAGACCACGAGCGGCTTAAGTGAGATTGCTGCGCCTACGCCTGTCATACAAGACGTAACCCCGCCAAACCCTAGCCCAACGTATGCACCACTATTTGAGAAAGAGCTAGCTTGCGTCACATCTGTTTTCCAGGTTAATACAACCAACTACCAGACAGATAATTTCCCAGTGAAGCCCATAGGGGTGGTTCTGCATGACTTTGGCACAGACGGCCGGGATACTCTCCAAAGCTCACTAAATCAATTTAGAGCAACCGACACGACCGCGCCGCACTTCACTGTCAGCGGTGACCAGATTATCCAGACCGGGAAACTGTCCTGGCGCATGTACCATGCCGGGCCAAAGGGGAATGACAAGGTAGGAGTTGAGATTGACCCAGATTTTGACACTAACCCTAAGACACAAGCAAGCGTTCGTCTGCTGCTCAAGGAGTTGGACGCCCACTACGGCTACAAGCTGGAGCGCCACAAGCACTCTGAATACATGGCCACAAGCTGCGGAGACGACATCAAGTTTGAACTCCTAGCTGAGCCAACCCCTCCACCGACACCGGCACCGCAAACAAACACGCCAATATCAAACGAAGTCTCTCAAACCCCAGCGGTGCCGGTGGATAAAGAAACAGTCCTAAGGGCCACTATAATGCGAGCCTTTTCCACGGCATGGCAAGCCGGACTAGCTGTAATCGTAGCCGGCACCGCTGGAATAGTAGACATTAAATCAGCTAAGGCCCTAGCAATCGCGGCCATAGCAGCAGCATTTTCAGCAGCTAAAAACGCGGTTAAGAAGCCCACCGAGGGCTGACATGGATAGGGACACCCATCACCTCTTTTTTGACCGTAAGAGCTGGTGGGTACGCCCAGATGGCCAGCGTATTAGAGAGGCCAGGCCATTCTTGGTAAAAATGGAACGCTCCGCACACAATGAACTGCACAGAGTCTGCCCGCCAGTCCCAGTACCTGACTATTTTGCGCTCCAGCGGATTAGTCGCAGCACCAACTTCAACCTACCTACACTAGAAGCAGTAGACAGCCTTAGATTTGCCACAGAAGAAGCTATTAGGCACCCTAAGGCACACGACATTGAAAAGGCTTTGGCTGGACTCATGTTAGACGCCATAGATGTCCAAATGCCGTTTGTAAGAGACTCCCTGCAAACCGGGATAGTATATGCGTAACATGCTAGAATCCCCGTCAACCATCTTAGAAGAACGCCTGGAAGTTCTACATGACCTGGCCACCATACGCCATGGTGAGCAGCGCCAGGCTGCAATAGAACGGGAAGCGCTGCACATAATGTTTGAGCTAGTAATGAGGCAACATGAAAATCAGAATTAATGGCGAAAAATTTAAGCCAACACCAGAAAACACGACCCTATACACTTTTGCTGGACAGGCAATGTTTAACCATGTCTTCCTACAATTAAACAAAGAAGGAGAGGAAGCCAGCGGGGCATATATATTTGCACCTAGTGAGGCTTTTAATGCCCTTGCAGAGCTTGCCATAGAAAAGGACTACCCAATGGTCCTAAACATGCGGGAGGTGCCGGAGTGTGACCAGCGGGCATTTTTTAATGCTAACCTAGAGGATTTAGCAGGCATGGACAGTTTCCCGGAGGAGTGGGAGTAGCTCCGCAAGACTTTGCATGAGGTGCTTGCAATATTTGAGTGAGTTTGCTACAATGAAATAGTAAAGAGACCGCTCCTGACCCCAAAGTATTCTTTGGGTTAATCAGGAGTTTTTGCGTAGTAATACGTAAAGAGACCGATAAACCCCAAAGTATTTTTGGGGTTTTTCTATTCCAAAAAATTAAAAATCTACCCATAAGAAGCCGCGCTAATAGGAGTGGTTTCTTTCAGCGCGCCACAAGTGTGGGTTGCAATTATGGGTAGATTTTTGCTCTTTACCCTACCACCGTATGCCGTAGAGGGCAAATTAACAATTAGAGTAACCGGCAAGCCTAACAGTTGAAAATGACTACTGCAAATTGGATTCATAAAAGAGGCAATCTGAATCTTTGCCGGCTACTTTATAGAATGGGGCGGTATGCCGCTAAAGACGCGGGCTTGTCTGTAAAACAAGTGCTTAAGCTGGCTAGGAGCATTACCTAGACGCCTCACCAATATTTCTCTGTAGTTTAGTGGTAAAACACCTCCCTGTTAAGGAGTAATCACTGGTTCGAGCCCAGTCAGAGAAGCCAATAGTCTAGGGAGACTTTGTACGGCCACCGGCGGACTTTAAACAGGCCGGTACACACTTTAACAGGGGATAGCTTAAAAGTAGAGCGGCGGTTTCAAGACCGAGATGTGGGTGCAACTCCCACAACCCTGTTAAGGCCACAAGTACAAACAAGGCTAGCCGTATGGCCTGTGATACGGACTGGTGACGTAATGCGTTTCTAACCGAGGGTAAGCGTTAGAGGGGTGTATATCCTATCCTGGAATCTTAACAAATAGAAAAGGTTGTGAAAAGTGTATACTACGCAATTTGTGTTTATATCCATAATCAGCTTGATCTAATTGCAATAACTCTAGTAACTAGAATAACTAAAAACTTTTAATTACAGAGCCAGTGCAAATGTGAGGTTCCCTTGCGGCTAGGCCGTTATAAGAAAGGGAGTTTTAGGGTGCCAAAACATTGCTAAAACAACAATATTATTCAACACAAAAACGCTGTAGATTATAGACAGTAACGTTAGTAACCCAAGTGTTCCACTAACGGACTTAATCTACAGCAATGAGCTTTCCCCAGTAATGCAGCCCGGCGGGCATTAGCAAGAAAACTCCTATCAAAAATCCGGGGTAATTAAATTACTTAATGGAGGGTCTAAAGGAGCATTGCTGTGCGCGTATCAGAATTATTTAGAGCTTGTATGCTAGACATGCAGTTAAATAACGCCTCTACCAAAACGCTAAAAAACTACTCAACAACGCTAAACAGTTTTATGCGGGCCGTCGGAGACATATCAGTAGAGTTTATTGACTTTAATACGATCATTACTTGGAAGTTATACCTAGAGGAAACCGGGAAAAGCAATACGACCATTTGCGGGTATCTATCTACACTTAGAAAAGTTTTGATATTTGGGAAACGGCAGGGGCTAAGGGTAGTAGACACTGATATTATTCAGCGCCCTAAAATCATTCAGACAACGCCAAATTTCGTGCAGCCAGGGAACGTAAGCCAAATGTTGGCTGCTGCACCAACTATTAGGGATAGAGCGCTTATATCGGCTCTATGGAGTTCAGGAGGCCGTATATCCGAGGTATTATCATTACGCCGGGAAGATGTAGAAAAGCGGAAATGTATTGTAATTGGTAAAGGCGGCAAAGAAGTGACACTCTACATTGACGACCAAGCGTATTCAACAATAAAAGCCTACTTGTCTCAAAGGACTGATGAAATACCGTTTGTTTTTATATCAGCACAACGGCGAAGACTAGGGATACAGAGGGCAGAACAGATTATTAGCCAGATTGCAGCAGAGGCCGGCATAGAACAACGGATTACGCCTCACGCTTTCCGTCACGGCTATGCTACAGATTTGCTGGAAAACGGTTGCGATATAAGAACGGTGCAGGAGTTATTGCACCACACTAACATAACAACAACTATGCGTTATACCCATGTCAGCGATAAGAGGAAAGACAACAGTTATATTCGATATCATACAGTGGGCTATTGACATTTGTGCTTACGTTTGGTATTATAGGGGTACTGAACTTTTACAACTCAAAGCAAACACAAGACGAATGCTTGAGATGTTAAGATTACTCTTTACATCGGCGGTTTCGCCCTTATTCTTCTCTATATGGCTGGGGATGAGGGATTCGAACCCCCGATCAAAGGAAACAATCTTACCGCTCAAGACGAGCGGTTTTTTTATCTGAATTTGGGGTCAAGACTGGTCTCTTTACTCCAAACAGGCTAAACAAACCTGCTGACTAGCGACCTGCGCGAGCCTACGGGACACAGGTGACCAGCTAGCAGAAAACTTGAGGTACTTACCATGTGAGGTGGAGTACCAAATCTAGCAAAGGAGACACTATGAAATACATCATAGCGGTCTTATTCAGTGCGCTTTTGCTCTGGATAACACCAACTCCGATTAACAATTCAGCGTCAAAGGCAGCAGTCAACAAGACAGCGGGACAGTGGCACAATTCAGGTAAACTAACCGCTAAACAGCCAGAGCTAGTAGAAAAACCTACTGCGACTGCAACACCCCCGGAGACGCAATCGGAAACGCAGCAGCCAGTGGCAACACTAGCCGCTGCAACTACAGGATGTGGCGCTTACCTACAATTGATCCAAAGCTACAACTGGGACGTTAGAGTGGCTACGGCCATCATGCAGGCTGAATCGGGTTGTAACCCTACTGCATACAATGAAAATACCAACGGCTCAGTAGACAGAGGATTATTTCAGGTAAACAGCGTCCACGGCGATAAAGTCCAATATAACTTCGCAGCCCTATTTAATCCGTCTACCAATATATCGATAGCATATCGGATATATCAAAGTAGTGGGTGGTCGGCGTGGTCTGCTTACAATAACGGACGGTATGCACAATTCTTGTAGAAGTTCAGGGCAGTAGTCCTGGCAGTAAGGTAGAAACACAGCCAGACAGCGTTTCAGTGTGGTTGATGACCCCACTTAGATTACCGAGGTTTAGAGTCCAGAAAATCTAGTTCACTGTCCCTTGCTGGACGTTTGGTGGACAGACCGGGTGAAAACGGGTTAAACAGATTTAATCACTGGCCCAAGAATCGGTATCCAATCCGACTAATCCCCAAAATTTACTGTCAGGACCATGCCCTGAACTAACATCACTACTTCACTCTGCCGAACGCTGAGCAACGCAGATTCAATCTCTGTAAGCCGAGAATGACGGCCTATGTGCTTTTAGAGTCGGCGGCGCGAGGTAGTGATATTGACTAGCTAATTCTAGCAGTGAAAAAATTGACACGGCGCAGCAGTTCAAGCGCGCTTGGGACTGCCAATGGGAAAACCTACTCCCTAAATAGCTAGGCCGGAGGTGCGAAACTCCATCACTGCTAGTACTGGCTAGTCAAACAAGTAGGTTACTAACTGTGCCGCATAAAGCGGGAAGAAGTGTAACGACCTGGCCAGGCCACACGCTAGCGTAGCGGCCCAGTCAGTAGCCTATTTGAATGAGAAGTAAAAGTAAGGAAGTAAGGAGGCATATGAGCATAACAGTAAGATACCAACCACAATTTTTGGTTATGAACAAGCAAGGCGAGTTTAGATGCCTACATGACAGCATAGAAATTGAAGATTGCAGCGTTTATTGTTACGACTGCGACAACGAAGACATGACGGACAACGAGGCAACAGAAATTTTAATTAACGATTCAGATAAGGAGTGGATGTATGAAGAAGAAAGATAATAGCGATATCATTAATAACACGTCACCCGTAATAAAAAAGACCCCCGGCAAATGGAAGTCCTTTACGTCTAGCATAGCACAAAAATGGGACGAAGTCTTTCAGTTTAGCAAAACTATGGCCGGAGTTATCACTGGCCTAGTGTTCTTGAGCTACGGCGGTTATGCAGTACTCAAGCTAAGCCAAACCAGTAATGCCGCCTGGCGAATTGCATTTGCGGTCTGGGCTACAAGTTCAATCATGGCCGGATTCGTCATTCTGTGGCGAACGGTGCAGAAAATCAGCAAGTAAGGTGGCTGATTCCAGAGGGTAAGAATTGAAGTTAACAATCACCAAAGGAGATTAAGATGTTAGAAACAATTAGCCTTAAAGGCAACAACTATGCAACAGTACCAACCCGGCTAAAAGCTTTTAGAGAAGCAAATCCACGCGCTAGCGTTGAGACGAAACCAACTATCAATGAGGCGGGCCAGTTAATATTTGAGGCCAAGATTACTGTTGACCGCAAAGACCCTGACAGTGCAACCTCTACCGGCCACAGCTACGGCAAGGCCAGTGATGGCGATAAGGCATTTGAGAAGCTTGAAACCGTGGCTGTGGGCCGCGCTTTAGCGCTCCTGGGCTATCTAAACAATGGTCAGGTCGCTACAACGGAAGAAATGGTTGAGTACGAAGAATACATTCAAGATAAGTACCAGCAGGCTGTTCTAGATGTACATGCTGCCACTAAGCGCGATGAATTTACAGAGATTCTGGGCCGTTTAAATCCAGAGCAGAAAAAGCTCATTACGCCAATAATTAACGAGCGGATTAAGGAGTTGCAGAATGCAAGCAAGACTGATAGCAGCAGAACAGAGAACGCCAGAGTGGTACAAAGCTAGGCTAGGCATCGCAACAGCCTCTAGGTTTGGTGACATCATGGCCAGGACACGTTTAGGCTATGGGGCGCAGCGCAAGAATTACATGGCCGAACTGGTCATTGAAATTCTGACCGGCAACCCAACAGAGCGGTTTACGTCTAGTGCGATGGAATGGGGGACAGAGAACGAGCCAGTGGCGCGTTTAGCCTACTCACTCCAGACCGGAAACGACGTAGAAGAAACAGGATTTTGGCTTGACGATGGCATGGGTGCTGGCGCAAGTCCAGACGGCTTAATTGGCAAGGACGGGCTGCTAGAGATTAAATGTCCAAACACTGCCACACACTTAGAAACCCTGGCAAAGCGTGAGCTTCCGTACCAGTACAAAGCTCAGGTGCAGGGCCAGATGTGGATTACCGGCCGAAAGTGGTGCGATTTTGTATCGTATGACCCCAGGCTCACGGAGAACGCTCAAATGATAATTATCCGCGTAGAACGTGACGATAAATACATTACTGAGCTAGAGAAAGAGGTAAGCGATTTCATGATTGAAGTTGCTAACCAAGTAGAGTTTGTAAAAGAGTATAAGCCCCAGTAAGGAGTAAGGACTGGCTGGGGTAGTAGAGCTACAAGGTGTTAAGTAAAGGGGGAAACAATCAGATTCAATCTAAAATCTGAGGCAGACCAAGCATTTGAATATCTAACACAACTATCAGGCAAAGAGGCTTTAGTAGACATTAAACGGGTCCAGGCTGGCAGAACGCTTAGCCAGAACTCGTTTTTTTATCTCCTAATCTCTTACTTTGGCCTGCAAGTAGGCTACACTCCGGACGAAATGAAAACTTACGTCAAGCGTCACATGAGTGACGTTTTTCTATATGAGAAAAAGGGCGAGAAGTTTCTCCGGAGTACAGCCGACTTAGACAAGTCAGAAATGACCAAGGTGTTAGATAGGCTTTACCGCTTGGCCGCCGACATGGGCGTTAGCTTACCGTTAGTTGATAACGCGGAGACTAGGAGCCTCATGTTGAACGAAATAGAACGGAATAAGTTTTAGGCTCTGATAATTATGTAAGTTCTAACAGAGCTAAACGCAATAAATTATGTAAGTTTTTCCAAAATAACATGTAACTTTTGACCATTCATAGCATGAGGGTGCAATTGAGCCGGTCAAGGAAGGTGGAAATGAACTTTAGATTACATTTGGGTGTAAGAATCCAAAACCAAGCTGCTGTTGAGGAATTCAACAGGCTCACTGTCAGAACAGAAGACTTTGCCAGCGACGAAGAAGCCTGTGAAGAGCTTGCTAAGTTAGCGTTAGTCTTAATTCAGACAGAACGTGAGGGCGAAGAAGAATGACCCAGCTCACAATCAACTCTCTGTTTGAACAGACCAAAGAATCATGGCTAGAAGAAGCGAGGGGTGTGGCCAGAAAGCTGCTAGCCTCTAAGCCGTACATAACTATTGACGACGTAACGGCAGAATGTCCGCTGCCAGGCTACTTACACAAAAATTCAATTGGCGGGGTCTTTCAGACAAAAGACTTTAGAGTGGTCGGCTATGGACTGTCTACTAAGCCGTCTAGGAATGGTGGATTGATACGGAAATGGGCGCTGAAATGAGGTGTCCTGTCTGTGGAGGCTCGCTAGCGGGAAAAAACATTAAAGGTGCCGGTAGACGATGCAAAGGCCATAACCTGGCAGAAATATGATACAGAGGCTCTGCAGGTTTTGCCACAAACCTCAAGTGAAGAATAAACGTAAACACCCAAGCCACTGTGCTTGTAAGGAGTGATATGACCTGTGAAATATGTGGCAAGTACATAGCCTACTATGGCAAAAATGCAAAGTACTGCCAAGGCCATAACGAGGCAGAGCTGTGATAGAGCGATTATGCCCTATCTGCCATCTACCAATTAAGAAAACTAAGCGCCGTGTAAGGACGGTTTGTAATTGCTATGAAGAAGATAACTAAAGTTACGTTTAAAAAAGCTCACGAATATTTTGATAAAGGGCTATCTAATGCTGAAGTAGCTACTCTAATAGGCGTAAGCTCTGCCACTATGTCCCGCGTCAAATCCACAAAGACACTGGCGGAGTACGAGCAACTATGCAAGGACACGGCTAGTCGTGCTGCGAAAAGTGTAGCCGCCCCTGAACCCCAAAAACCAGCAGGAATGATTGGGTATAAAGCCTTTGACCAGAACTGGTCGTGCCGTGATCAGCAATTCGAGGTAGGCAAAACGTATTTACATGATGGTGATGTCAAGCTATGCAATAGCGGTTACCATTTTTGTGAGAATCCACTAGACATTTTCCAGTATTATCCTCCTACGTCTAAGTTTGCGGAGGTTGAAGCGCATGGAGTAAGTGATGAGACTTCTAATGACTCTAAAAGAGTAGCCAAAAAGCTATTTGTTAAAGCAGAGTTGAGCTTATCCTCGATAATTGATATAGGAGTAAAGTTCATACTTTCTAAAATTGATTTTTCAAATGCCACTGAATCGGCATCCGGCTACCAGTCCGCCGCCACCAACACCGGCTACCGGTCCGCCGCCACCAACACCGGC